CCGGTGGCCATCACGCCTTATACTCTGATGCAGGCCATTGCGGCGGAAGGTGATGTCACCACACCTGTGTTGGTGAAGCCGTCGGATGGAGAAGGCACAGTAATCAGCGCCACCAGAGACCCGGAGTATTACTTTGTTGTGGTTCTGGCGGGGCAGTCAAACAGCATGGCATATGGTGAAGGCCTTCCGCTGCCGGAGACATATGACCGTCCGGACCCGCGCATTAAGCAGCTGGCGCGTCGCAGTACGGTGACACCGGGCGGTGTCGCCTGTAAATATAACGACATCATTCCGGCGGACCATTGTCTGCATGATGTGCAGGACATGAGCCGCCTTAACCATCCGAAAGCGGACCTGTCAAAGGGACAGTACGGAACCGTGGGGCAAGGGCTGCATATCGCCAAAAAATTGCTGCCGTTTATACCGGCGAATGCGGGCATTCTGCTGGTTCCGTGCTGTCGTGGTGGTTCAGCGTTCACCACCGGAGCCGATGGCACATACAGTGACGCGAGTGGTGCCTCGGAGAATTCAACCCGCTGGGGTGTGGACAAGCCGCTGTATAAGGACCTTATCGGTCGAACAAAAGCAGCACTGAAGAAGAATCCGAAAAATGTGCTGTTTGCCGTGGTGTGGATGCAGGGGGAATTTGATTTTGGCGGTACGCCGGCAAATCACGCAGCACAGTTTGGTGCGCTGGTTGATAAATTCCGTGCAGACCTGGCGGATATGGCAGGTCAGTGCGTCGGTGGCTCTGCTGGCGGTGTTCCCTGGATATGTGGAGATACGACGTATTTCTGGAAGCAGAAGAACGAATCCACGTACCAGACGGTGTACGGCAGCTATAAAAACAAAACGGAAAAGAATATCCATTTCGTACCGTTCATGACCGATGAGAACGGGGTGAATGTGCCGACGAACAAACCGGAAGAAGACCCGGACATTCCGGGTATCGGATATTACGGTTCGAAATGGCGTGACAGCTCAGCCACCTGGACGTCACAGGACAGGGCGAGCCATTTCAGCGCCTGGGCACGCCGTGGGATTATTTCCGACCGTCTGGCAACGGCGATTTTGCGCCATGCGGGAAGAGTGGCGCTAAACGCGGGGGCATCATCGACAGTATCAGAGGTGCGCCCTTCATCGCCTTCCGGTGCAGAAGCCACAGGCGTCACAACACTGCTCTCTTACCTTGCCAGCGAGTCAGAGGGAAGCCTGAAAGTACAGGGATGGTCAGCCAGTGGCGGCAGGGCAGAAGTGGTCAGCGATGCGGAGGGAACCGGAGGTAAGGCAGTGAAGCTGACCAAGGAGGCCGGTAAAAGCAGCTGGGTGCTGGAGTACGCCGCGGGCAACGGTGCGGCTCTGTTACAGAAAGGGGGGCAGATTCGCTGCCGCTTTAAGGTTTCGGGAGCGCTGGCTGCGAACCAGTATGTTATGGCGTTTTACTGGCCGGTATCTTCACTGCCACAGGGCGTTGCCCTGACCGGAGACGGGGGGAATAACCTGCTGGCAGCGTTCTACATCCAGACAGATGCAAAAGACCTGAATGTGATGTACCACAATGCGAAAGTGGCGACAAACAACCTGAAACTGGGAACCTTTGGCGCATTTGATAACGAATGGCATACGCTGGCTTTCCGCTTTGCCGGGAATAACAGCCTTCAGGTGACGCCGGTTATTGATGGTCAGGATGGCACACCGTTCACGCTGACGCAGTCACCGGTCAGTGCATTTGCGGCGGATAAACTGCATGTGACAGACATTACCAGGAATGCGACTTACCCGGTACTGATAGACAGCATTGCGGTGGAAGTGAACAGCACAGACACTGCGGCATGATAAAAAAAACCGCCAGCGACAGGAATGGACGCTGGCGGTGGTGATACCTATGGAGAAAAAATAAAGGAACGATACTTTCGTACTCTGGTTTTTTAATGAAAACAGTTCTTATTGTCAACAATAACGGAAAGAAATTATGACATTTCTGAACCAGTTAATGCTGTACTTCTGTACGGTGGTCTGTGTGCTGTATCTCCTTTCGGGTGGGTACAGGGCAGTGCGCGATTGCTGGCGCAGGCAGATTGACAAAAGGGCCGCTGAGAAAATCAGCGCCGGTCAGTCAGCCGGAAGCAAACCCGAAGAGCCGCTCATTTAGCGGCAACTTTCTTAATCACACCTTTCGACGAGAAAATCCCATGTCAGAAATTACATCCCTGGTCACTGCTGAAGCAGTGAAGGAAGTCCTGCGCTCTGAAGAAGTCCGGAGCGCACTGAAACAGAAACTTCGCCATAACCTGGAAGCGCGTCTTGATGCAGAAGTGGATGCCATTCTGGATGAACTGCTGGGCGCACCGGCAGCTCCGGAGCCGGAAGGCATCGCGGGTGAGGGGAGTGCTTCAGATAGCGGTGACCCCACACCGGACAGCGACATGATGATGTAAGCATGCGTCAGGGACCATCGGTGTGTGCCGGTGGTCTTTTTTATTGTTGTGAGCTTCCGGATTGCGGGAGGCGGGGTATGAACCAGATGGAAAAAATCACAACAGGTGTGTCATACACCACGTCAGCGGTGGGAACGGGCTACTGGTTCCTGCAGTTGCTGGACAGGGTTTCCCCGTCTCAGTGGGCGGCAATAGGCGTGCTGGGGAGTCTGCTGTTTGGTCTGCTGACGTACCTGACGAACCTGTATTTCAAAATCAGAGAGGACAGGCGTAAGGCGGCACGGGGAGAGTAAGCTGATGAGCAGGAAACTCCGCTATGGTTTATCGGCTGCCGTTCTGGCGCTGATTGCCGCAGGTGCTTCTGCGCCTGAAATCCTCGACCAGTTTCTGGATGAAAAGGAAGGCAACCACACCACGGCATACCGTGATGGTGCGGGTATCTGGACCATCTGCCGAGGCGCCATCATGGTGGATGGTAAGCCTGTGATTCCTGGCATGAAGCTGTCGAAGGAAAAATGCGACCGGGTTAACGCTATCGAACGGGATAAGGCGCTGGCATGGGTGGAGCGTAATATAAAAGTTCCACTGACCGAGCCACAAAAAGCAGGTATCGCGTCATTTTGCCCCTATAACATTGGCCCCGGTAAGTGTTTCCCGTCGACGTTTTATAAGCGGCTTAATGCAGGCGATCGCAGGGGAGCGTGTGAGGCGATTCGCTGGTGGATTAAGGACGGTGGCAGAGACTGCCGTATCCGTTCAAACAACTGTTACGGTCAGGTATCAAGACGTGACCAGGAGAGTGCGCTGGCATGCTGGGGTATCGACAGGTAAGCAGAATATTTTGCTGAAAAATGACGTTGGCCAACGCGGGTAGACAACACGAAATCCTGCGAACTGGCAAAATGTAAGTGAATAAAGTCAACAAGATTGTTTCATGAAGAGGCACCGTAATGGTGCCTTTGTCATTTCTGCGCTTCGCACAAGCGTAAATAAACCAAAGAACCTTTCAGGATGAGCCCTGGTGGATAACCGGCAGTGGTCTGGTTAACCCTCTTTGGGCTGGTTATTCCTGTGCGCAGGGTTCATCACTAAAAGGAAATAACCGATGAATATGATGACCGTGCCGTTTCACGGCGATTCTCTTTATGTGGTTAACCATAACGGCGAACCATACGTTCCCATGAAACCTGTCGTTGCGGGGATGGGGCTGGCCTGGCAATCACAGTTGGCTAAGTTAAGACAGCGTTTTGCGTCAACTATAACGGAAATCGTTATGGTTGCTGAGGATGGGAAACGACGCAATATGGTGTCCCTGCCGCTTCGAAAACTTGCAGGCTGGTTACAAACCATCAATCCCAACAAAGTAAAACCCGAAATCCGCGGCAAGGTAATCCAGTATCAGGAAGAGTGTGACGATGTTCTCTATGAATACTGGACGAAGGGTTTTGTCGTTAATCCCCGTCGAATGAGTGTGATGGAAGAACTCAATCAGGCTTGCGCTGACATGAAACGGGATAAAAACATTGCCAGTGTGTTTGCTACCGGGCTGAATGAGTGGAAACAGGTTAAATCCGCGCATGTATCAAAAATCCGCACATTGATAAACGAAGCGAATCTGCTGATTGATTTTGTCCTGGCTGATACAGACAAAGGGAAAATAACAAAGGCGGATTGATGGAGTGGTGGCTAATGATATCGGATAAACTCATAACGCTGGCGAAGATCCTCTGTGTAATCGTCGGCATTTCATTTTTAGTCATTCTGGTTGCCATTTTCTTTTCCACCGCTTGGCGAGTCCTGACGTTATCGGGACTGGTGGGGTGAAAGAGAGATGAACCGTGTTCTGTGTGTGGTGATTATTGTC